GAGCCTTGAGAACCACGCTATAGCGTTCGCTCAGCCAAGACTCCATTGTTTCAATCTGCGCTTCACGCAACTCAAACTTGATACGACCACGCTCAGGATGCTTGATGTACCAGTAGTTCTCACAAAAATATTTAAACGCCTCCAGTTGTTCTTCAACGCTAGCGTTTTCAGGGCCACGGCATTTACGCCATTCCCGTTCATTAACCAACTCAGTTAGGTCCATGGTTCACCACCCCACGGAATCCACCCATCACCATAATGTTCATCGACATAATCATAGATAGCCACGAAAGCCTCCGCAGCGGTGCGGGGCTTATACAACTCCCTACAATCATCCAACACGTTCCACCCAACAAGAATCCCATCCCCAGTAGACCGGCTAGGCTTGCACCAAAACTGGTTGATTTGGAACAATCCAAGCGACCCGCCATACGGGTCGTCGGGATTCAACGCCTTGGGATTGCATCGGGATTCCCGCCACATAATAAAATCAATCTTACGGGTTTTGTCCCAGCCTATTTCCCGTGCAACATCTTTCGTGACGTGCCTCATGCTGGGACAACGCAGGTTTTTGTTTGGTTTTGCATTGGCGGTATCTGCTGCGACCCCAACTAGGGCGCAGCACAATAGGGTTGCTGCAAGTTTTTTCATTAACTCAGTATATCAGAATAAAATGTTTTACCAAGGTTTGTTTGCTTCAACAGAAGCGTTGACTTCTTTTGCTGTTGGCAATTCTGAAGCAAGAACCACTGCTTCTTTGTCTGCGGGAATAAAAGAAATATTGCCGTCTGCCAACATTCTTTCAACTTCCAAAGAAAATATTTGTTCAATGCAACGGTCTGCATATGCCGTGACAGCACCCTCTGCCCACTCGGCAGGTTCCGGAGTAAAAACCTCCATAGCCTTCCACTGCGCTTCGGTAAGTTGGATTGTTACTTCTTTCATGCTCATCCTAAAAATACTCCTGAAAATCTTGCAAACTGGAAACGTGCAGATATTTGATTATTAATCGCAACACGAACATACTGGTTCGCATTCAAATATAAATTTGTTGATATGGATGATTGGTCATCGTTTCCACCAACACTCTTATAGTAAGAAATATATCCACCGTCGGGGGTTGAGCCATCTACTTGGAAATAAGCCCCATAATAATATCCTGCTGTGCTGCCAATAATCCCCCAATGGAAATCAAAATGATAGTAACCACTGACTGGTGCATAAAAGTTTTGGTAAGCCCCAGTTCCTGATGTTCTGAATCCACTGGCATTGTTTAGTGTGACGTTTGTTGCCGTAAACACACCGCCAGTTATGGCAGCATGCCCATCAACATAACCACACCATGCACGGAATGCTGGCATTTTAGGTGTTGCAACATATCCCTCCGGAGTACCGGAAAGAGTTAAGTTGTATGTAGAACCATTGTAATAATAAAAGTTTAGAACGTTGTTTTCAGGTGTTCTTGGTCCCGAAATGTGCCAAAACTGTCCACCAGTTGACTTGAGGTTTACAACACCGCCATAACCATTACCACCCGTCATAGTGGTTTCACCAACACCACCTGCGTTGTATACTTCTAGTTGTGTTGTTGGAGATGCGGTGCCAATACCGACACGATTGTTGATACTATCTACAACAAGTGTGTTTGTGTCAACAACTAGACCATTTTGAGAAGTAAGCGAAGTGGATGAAATCCCAGCCCACGATGAACCATTCCATGTAAGTATACGGTCTGTATCTGTCTCGTAGATTGTTTGACCATCGTAGGGTGTTGTTGGTCTTGTCGTGGATGTGCATACGCCGGGGCGTATGCCATTAGCACCAAAGTTAGAAATACTCATAATCAGTTCAACCTAAACACTTGCATCGAAGCCCTAAAGGACAAGGCATACGAACCACCAGCACCAAGCAACTCTAAATAAAACTCGTTTGTTCCAGCATTAACTGTCATCGGTCTACCAAATGAACAACTTTGGCTATATCCTGCTGTAGTCAAAACTGTTTCCGCTGACCAGTTTGAATCACGACCATTAAGAGTTGTGGCTCCTGAAACGCTTGGAGCAATATAAACAAGTTTAAGGTTCGTATTGGCATAAGCAACAAGTTGATAGGAAACATAAACTAACGTACCCGTTTCCATTGTGACTTCAGGTAGACCTCCATACCTAAACCATCCATTGCTAACATCCGCTGGGTTGACCGTAGAAAATCCATATTGGGTTGCGCCACCAATCATGGTGGGGTTTGCTACCCACTTAACACCTGAAGCCGTACTGGAGTCGGCATAAAGAATAGTATTGTTTGCACCGACAGGCAGGCGGGTTACTGTATCGTTTGATGTGCCGACAATCAAATCGCCCTTAGCGTCAACAATGGTAGTGGATAGTTGTTCAACCCACAGCGACCCATTCCAAATAAAAGTCTTGTCGGTGTCGGTCTCGTAAATAGCCTGACCCTCGTAGGGGCTGGCAGGGCGAGTAGAACTTGTACAGACCCCCGGACGAGCCAAACTGGATGACGGTAGATAGCGTCCAATAGCCATTAGTATGCGACCGCCTTGATAATATAGTTCATAACCATAGTTGGCTGTACGTTATTTGTTGCAGAGTTAGCAAAACCGCCATCACCCGAAGAGCCTGTAAAGTTTGGAACGTCAATAGTTGTTGTGTGCGTGTGGTCTGTATTTGTGGAACTAATGCTAACGTTACGCCAAGCATTATCTACGATTGTTCCGTATGCAATCTTGGTACCATCCAATGCTCCACCAGTAGGTGCACCATTAAATACCTGAGAGTGGCTGTGGCTAGCGTTGGCGCTCATGCCACCCGAGGTGGCATTAAACGAACCGTGGTCGTGGTTGATGCTGTGTTGGTGAACAGGAAGGTTGGACGAACTAATCGTCATTGTTTGGGCACCGCCAGCAGCACCCAATGCAAGACCATTGATACCCGAACCAGCGGAAGTTAAACGGTTAGCAGCAGTGCCACCCATGTCATCTTCACCAGCGATAACACGACCACGAAGGTCCGGCAAGTTAAACGTAGTTGAACCATCGCCGGAACCATACGTTGTACCGACTACAGCGAACAGCGCACCGTAATCAATACGGCTAACAGCCTGACCAGCACACAACAGCCATCCCGCCGGAGCAGAAGCACCGGCATATGGCATCACGCAACCAGCAGGAATAAAACCCACCGGATTATTCTGCGCTGAAGAAACACCCATCCCTAGACTTCCTTCACCCAACCCATAGCAGTCACAGTAACAACCGAACCAGTATCAGCATACCCAAACAACTGCTCGCTGGCATTCATGACCAGCGGTGTATCCCACACAAGCGTGTCCCCCGCTGCAATCGGCAGAGCCGACATAAGCCGGTTCGCTGCCGTAGCAGCCGAACCGATAGCCAAATACACCAAACGGTCAGCACCATCCGTATTGCACACAACCAACTGCTTGATAACCCACTGGCGGTTTGCTGGGACAGCAGAACCGACAGCAGCATTAGCGTTTGTCAACGCAACCGGACCAACCATCCGAACTTCCGACCTATCACCCAAAGCCATTTAAGCCCCCACATCCATAGTAATAATCGCAGTAAACTTCGAATCGTTCATGGGGTCCGTACTAGCAGTAGTGTTCACCCACTGCGATGTTGTTCCATTATACACCAAAGCCTGCCCCGTAACGGGGCTAGTAATGGTTACGTCAGTCAAGTCGTTCAATGGTACAATAGGTCCGGGTGGACCCTGTGGGCCGGTCGGACCCGTAGCACCAACTTGACCTTCGGGGATAGTAAAGTTGAAAACCGCTGCGCTGGAAGTGCCGACGTTTGTTACGCTTGCGGATGTCCCCGCTGCGCCCGTAGTGGTAGTTCCAACTGCGATTGTGGCAGCAGCACCGTCAAGACCAGCAGGCCCAGCCGGCCCCATAGGACCAGCCAAACCCTGAGGACCAGCAGGGCCGGTAGCACCAGTTGCACCAGTCGGCCCCTGCGGGCCGACAATACTGATACCGGACCCCCACATGCCACTAGTTTTTGGACCATAAATATAATTTGCAGCAGTATCAATATAGAAGTCGCCATCAACACCGATGCCCGTGGTTGGTGCCCCAGTGCCGTTTAGAAGCGTCTTGCCGTCCGTTCCGGCTGGACCCTGCGGGCCTACCGGTCCGGTGGCTCCTGTGGCCCCTGTAGCCCCTGTATCGCCCCGTGGAATTGTAAAGTCAAAGATGGCGTTAGTCGGCGTACCGCTGTTGGCGACGACAACGCTGGAGCCGGCAATACCCGTGGTGACGGTGCCAACCGTAATGGTTGCGTCATCTCCGTCTGCACCGGCTGCGCCGGTTGGACCCTGTGGGCCGGTGGCCCCAGTAGGGCCGGTTGCCCCAACATCACCTCTAGGGATTATGAAAGTGAACTCTCCGTTATTTACACTTACGCTAGCACTAGAGCCGGGGGCACCCGTAATCGTCTGATAAACGCTGATGTTTGCCTTGAAATAGTTCGCAAGGTTCTGTGCCGTAATCTTCTTGTTGGTTGGTGTAGTGGCAACATCATCGACAGCAAGAAACAGGTCGCTGTTCTCAACGGCGACCAACTCGGGCAACTGCGTAATGCGTTTATCTGCGGGTGTACTAGACATTATTGTGTGTTGCCTGTTTCCAATGCAATATAGGAACCATCCTCCATTAAGAAATCTGTTCCATCCTCAAGTTCAATATTGCTATAGATGTATTCGATGTCGCCCCAATAACTGTTCGCTAGGTCGCCAACCGTAGTACCGCACGCACCCGAGTTGTCGTAAAAGTCATACTGCAACGTGGCACGGTATTCAGGGGCGTACTGGCTGTAGTAGGTGGCCAGCATGTCTCCCAAGGTTTTGCCGGGGCCATACAGGTATGTGAGGATGTCGTGCATCTCATCGTTCGTCGGTTTGCTCATCTAGCGGGAACCTCCTAAGTTTCGGTCGGCAAGGTTCACCCTCGCAGCAAGTATCTTTCCAATGGCATTGTGGGCACATCCACCGAGTCGCATGTGGCGGATATTCACAACCGCACGAAGGGCATTCAACTAGTTGGCCCATGACTCGCTACGGCTGGCCTTCTCGCCAGCAGCCACACTAGCAATAAGAGCGTCTAGTTCCTCGTCGCTGATTTCAGATACCTTGGTGGAGTGTTCCACGTTGACCTGAGTGGGGGCCATACGGCCCGTAGCCTGAAGATACAGTTGGGCTGCCTTGTTGTCCCCGCTGAGAGCGCGGTCGTAGATGGTATCTAAGAGTTTTTGGGTTCGTTCGGGGGAGCCTTGGAGTTCTTCGACTCGGCGTTTCCATTCGGCGTTGAAGGACGGTTTCTTCTGCCACCGTCTGAGGGTGGTTACGTCCACGCCTAGTTGTTTGGCGAAGGCTTCTTGTGTGCGGGGTTCGCGATGGGGTGCTGGTACTACGAGCCAGTTCAGGTATTGTTCTTGTTTGGGGTCTAGGATACTGTCCATCACATATGTGTGGGCTGTTCGCATTTAGACTAGTTGTATAGACTTTTATTAGGGAACGGGGGAGGGGGATTATAGGGGGTGGGGGTAAGGGAGAAACTGGGTGACGGTGAACCTGAGTGAACCGTCACCTGAAGGTGCCGGTTGAAAGAGGACTATGTGCTGCCCTAGAGGGGCAGCAACGGTGGCGGGGACAAACAATGAGGAAGATGTTGTGGGTGTTGGGAGCCTTTTTGGTGGGCTTCGTGGGGTTTTTGTGGTTCTTGGATTCCCATGGGCGTTTTGAGGGGTCCGAGTATTTTTGGGAATGAATCCCGTATATGTATGAGCGAGTATTCTTACCTTGAGGATTGGGAACCTGTGGTTGTGCGGTGGCGTGATGCGCATGCTGCGACTGATGCTTGGGTTGATACCGCTACTTATTCGCCTAGCGAGTGCATTATCACCACCTACGGCCATTTGTGGAAAGATTGTCTAGAGGGACATTTGACCTTGGCTGGTTCTGTGGATGAGGATAAGGGTATTGCTGGTGACGTTAACCATGTCCCGTTGGGGATGGTCCTAGAAGTCAGGAGACTACATGCCTAAGGTTGGAAAGAAAGAGTTCCCGTACACCCCGAAGGGAATGGCTATGGCCAAGAACGCTGCTAAAAAGCAGGGTGCAAAGGTCAAATATGGCAAGGGTAAAAAGAATGGCAGCAAGTAAAAAAGACCCCAAACTAGCACGGGCTGGGGTATCCGGCTACAATAAACCCAAGCGTACCCCCAACCACCCAACCAAGTCCCATGTTGTCGTAGCCAAGGTTGGTTCCGAAACGAAACTTATTCGTTTCGGACAGCAAGGCGTATCAGGTTCCCCCAAGAAGGCCAACGAATCACCAGCCTATCGCGCCCGACGCGAGGGCTGGAAAGCCCGTCATGCCAAAAACATTGACAAAGGCAAGTTCTCGGCAGCATACTGGGCGAACGCAGCCAAGTGGTAGCAGGGACAACCCCCCATCGGCCATGTGACGCACGTCACACCAAGGTATAAAAATAGTACGCAACGGCTACGCACTATAAAGTAGTTACACGCATGCGCCCGCCCACCCCCCCATGCCCCCCTAGGCGCACAGGCGAGTGCAGGCACGAGGCCCAATAAGGCAGATTGAACCCGCATTCAGATTGAATCCCCATTCATTTTGACATCATAATCGGAACCTGCTAACCGTGCAGGCGTGCCTAGGCGCACCCGTGGGTGCCTAGGTGCGTAGGTATGCCGCGAGTGTAGGCACATGTGTAAAATCCCTACGGGATTTTGGACGAAAAGAATGATTTGACTTTTTCGGTGGGGTGTTTTAGGTTGTTTGGCAGACCCCGCCGGTCCCGATGCTCTCAGGGCTGGCGAGGTGGTGGCCTGCCGGCCGAGCGACCGGCACGACATACAAGGCCACGGACCCAGTGAGTACGGCGGGATGCCTACGGTGCTGGGCCACGGCGACAGCAAGGGCCACTGTGCCTACGGTCAGCCGACTGCGATTCTGCCCCTACGGGGCAGGTCCGTGTTGAGCCGAGAGATGGTTCATGCCTGCGAAACAGTGTAGACCCACCTGAGGGGGTGGGGTGGGACGTAAGTCCCGAACTTGTAGCAGTCTCTCGTCAGCGGTCCTGTCCACGAGGACAGCGGATGACCAGTCTAGTTATGTCCACGCCAAGGGATAGGTCCGGAGAACCCGATAGGGTTCGTTCCACGGGATGCAACTCTCCTGTCTTGGCACTGCCACTGAAGTGGCTGTCACAACACACACAAAAGGAGTCTATAATGGACTTGAATCACGTCACTTGCCCGACTGTCAGCCCGTTCCCCACGGACTTGGAGGAGTGGGAGCAGCGTAGGTACACGCTTGTCGGTCCTGAAGGGACCGTGTTCAATGTCATGGACATGTGGGTTCTTGAACCCACACCGGACCGTGGCGACGTTTATGTTTGGACCCGCTTCGTCGACGACGAAGATATGGACCTTCTTGGTGCTTGGTATGTTGGCGACTATCTGAATCCCAATGTGCCGACCGAAGGTCCGCTGTGGGATGAGTTCATTTTCGAGGACTGAAGCCTGCCTAGTGCACACCAACCTTCTAGAAGGTTGGTGTGCATCGGGGAG